CACCGCCTATGATGTCAGCATCATCCTGATGGCTGTTAAAATGGCTAGAATTGCCCAGAACAAAACTCACATGGATTCCTATGTCGATCTTGCCGCTTATACCGCATTCGCTGCCGAGTTCTCGAACGCAAAAACAACTGATGCAGTTGAGGCTAACCGCTTGCAGATTACATCGTTGAAATTGACTGATGAAATTACAAGCCAGATTGACGAGCAAGTTGCCAATCTGGTTAAAAGAAAGTGATCGACCCGATCAATGTGTTCACGCCGATAGTTGCCTTAATTATCGGTGTAGCACTAGCAATAATGATCAATTCTATGAGGTAAAAAATGACTGACATTGTTGAACGGCTGCGAACTGTTGATATCAGTTGGAGCCAAGAAGGTGAGTGGTGTGCCGAGGCAGCAGATGAAATCATCAAGCTACGGGAAGACAAGAAACTAGCATTTCAATTGATGGACGTGTTTGTAAAAGAGAGAAATCGGCTGAAGCAAGTGCTACGCTTGATTGCCAATATGCAGTCAGCACAGAAAATAGCACAAGACGCATTGGAGGATGAGTGATGGAAACCATTGAGACGGAAAAAATTTTAACAGCCGCTGAGATGTTTGGAATTGTCGGCGATGAATTGCGAGAAAAAAATGCCGAGATCAAGCAGTTGAGGTTAGCTAACTCAGACCTTCAGATGTGGTTTGATTATGCCAAAACTGAATGCGACAGGTTGCAAGCTGAAGTTTTAAGACTGCGTGGATCGTTGGTATCAAAGGAGAAAGAGTGATGGATGAAGATATTGTAGATAGGCTTCGGGTTCTTAACTTCATGGGGCCATGGAAAGAAGCGGCTGACGAGATCGAGCGGCTGCGGGAAGCGTTGAAATACATTGCAACGCTGCAACCGTGGGAAAGTCAGTCAAAGTTTATAATTGGATACGCTATTGATAAATTAAAGGAGAAAGAGTGATGGATATCGTTGAACGACTGCGGGAGCACAATGAGCCGCCATTTGATTACATCGCCCACAAAGCCGCCGACGAGATCGAACAGGCAAGGCTTAAGAAAAAAATAGCTGTTGAATGGGTCAAGGAACTGCTGGATTTCCTTGAGTTTATTTACAACCACCCAGAGTTTGAGAATAGCTTAAAGGCGTATGAGTGGATCATGTTTCAGATTGAAATGATCATGGCTAAATATAATGAGCCAGTAGGTGAGGAGCGGTGATGGACGCCATTAAAGAACTCAAAGAGTATGATGGGTACATCCAGTCTGAACAATACAAAGTCAGGCATCGTGTAATACAAGAGATTAAGCAATTGAGGTTAGCTAACTCAGACCTCCAAATGCACTATGATCATGCTAGAACTGAATGCGATAAGTTGCGATCTGAAGTTTTAAGACTGTCTGGTTCGTTGGCTTTTATCTCAATGTTGACGCCGCTCAATGGTCAATCATGGGAAAGTCATGCAAAGTTTATTAACGCTTATGCTATCAATCAATTAGAGGAGGAAGAGTGATGGCGACAAAGAAGAAAGGCATCCTAACATCTGCACCGCAGTGGTGGGATCATCTGAAAGACTGGAAGAAAGTATTCTGGAGTGCAGAACGAAAGGCTGTCAAAAAAGAAATTAAAAAGGAACTGCGTAATGGGTGATACAATTATTGAAATTGAAGAACTGGATTTGTTCAATAATCTGGTTGAGACAGATATTATTATAGAAAATGTCAGAGCGTATATCGTGTTTGACAGAGAAGAAGAATCTTTATGGTATCTGTCGGCTGTACAATGGGACGGCAATACTCTCGAATGGGATCAAGCACGGGAATTAAAATCGTCCGAAATGGGAAAAATGATCTGGGAAAGTGTCCTGCTTGCTATCAACGATAAAGCTACCGAGATAGCAGAGGATCACTTTCTAGACGAGGTGCATGATTACTGAGCCATCTTCAACGCAGTTTCTTCAGTCTCTTTGACTCGACGGCCCCAACCTTTGCCGAAAGTATCCCAAGTCGGGAGAGCCTGAAGAAACGCTAGACGCTTCTGACAGATAGCAACGATCAATTCTTTCGGATCAGCTTCTGCTACCAGTTTCATGGTTGCTGGCCCGATAGCACCGTCAGGATTAGCACCGACAACGCTTTGTAGAAACTTGGAGGCACGACCAGTACCGCTGTTAATAGCAAGATCGAATAAACAAAAATCTGCACCTCTCGGTATTTCATCGCCTTTTACCTTGTCCCAATAACGTGATTTATAAAGCGGAGCGACATCAGCAACCGTTAATGCCTTGATGTCATCTTTAGTTACCTCATGACCTACCCATTCTTCCCAGACCTTTTTAGTGCAACCGTGGTTTGTTGCTCCTCCTGGGTCTTTGGGGTGATCGACATAGCCGCCCTCATGTTTCAAAACATGAGCCAATGATTCTTCAAAATTGTCTTTCATAGATTACTCCTTTGGAGTTGAGTTGTAGATCATTGAATCTTTTTTCTGGCTTCCCGACGACGAGCCAAAATAGAAAGCGATGATGCCACCCCATGCGGTCTGCAATGCACCAAGCAAAAGCAATAATGCCTCATTGCCAGACGTAGGCAAGCCGTAGACGAGCATATAAAGCAGGATGGCAAAGAACCCCGCAGTCACTGAAACTGCCAAGGCTCTAGGTATCCAATCTTTCGTTTCCGTCTGCATTGCCCTTGCCGACTTCCGATCATCAACAGCAAGAGCCTCTAGATCAATGTCTAATGATTTCATCTGAACTTTAAAATCAGCATCAATCTTTTTCAGAACTGACAACTGTTCAGGACTGGCATTGCTCATAGCGGCCTTCAGATCATCCTCAGAGCCGCTCTCGTTGCCGAGCAGTGCTTGAGATAGTGCCTTGGTCGCCATCCCTGCTAGTGGCCCTCCTAGAGCCGTTGCGATGCTAGGTGCAACTGACCCGATCAATGGCCCGAACACTTTAAGAAGTTCCATCTTTGCCTCCTGTTGACTTGCTACCGAGCATAATGCCCGAAAGCGTTCCTGTTAGAAATGTTGCGATAGGTGCGATCAGCTTAAAAAACTCTTGATCATTTGGTGCTTGACCGTCGATAGGTTGCACAACGAATATCAGACTGTACAGCACGGCAAAAACAGTTCCTGTCAGCGTCAAGCACAGGCTTATCCCGATAATGAACTGAAGCAAAGCATGGAGTTCGTCTTCCTTGATTCTCATCTTGCCACCGATCCGCATGGGTTTTGTTTTAAGGTATCAGCAGTACACGTCCCAGATGCTGTGCAGATCGGAGGATTGCATTCAGCACTGTCCCAGTTCGCGGGGTCTTGGCATGGGTAGCGATAGCGATCCTCGCAAGCCGTCAATCCGATCAGCAATATGATGGCGATGATCTTCATGCAAACAACACAATCGCAATAAATAAGCCGACAGCGAACACAACTACCGCGAGGAGCATCCAAGCACCCATGATTAAGTCCTTTCGATTTTCCTCAGCCTCTCTTTGTGCAGCAATTATCTGCCGATGTGCTTCCTTGCGAGCCTCTATTATCTCTTTTTGAATTGCAGACCACGCTCCTAAACCGTAGACAGAAACAAATAAATTTCGCGTGTCTAACTGTAATTTTTGTGCTTTTTGCTTGAGTGTGTATAGCTTGATTGCCTCTGCCTCATACTCAGCTTGCGACTGAAACAGACGCTTATTTTTCTTGCCAGACGTGAGTTGCGTGATCTGAGCAATTCGACCAAATAGCGATCCGACCTTTTCAGCCGTGTCGAGCATATCGTGTCCATTATCCACCATCGACTTAATGCCGTTGTAGAGTGTGGTCGCTCCGGCAATCAAGGTGAATGGATCAAGCATTTATCTATCAAACAATCTATAGACCATATCAACGACATAGCCGAGAAGCATACCGATGATCAGCAGAACTGCTCCAGCACCTTTCCATCGATTAACCGAGTTTGATATAGATTTGATGTCAGCTTTCAACTCAGCCATATCGGCATGGAGCCGCTCAACATTAGCTTCCAAGCGACCGATTTGCTGGTTTAGATCATCTGACATTGTAAACCCTCTTTCTAATGCACTTCTACATTAAAAAGAAGATTGTCAAAAGACAGTTATTCCCCAATCTTGAGAACCAACCACACTAATCAAAGTAGCAACATCAGCCGCACTAGTGATAGCTGTTTCAAGTCTGGCACATTCAGCCACAACAGATGCACGATATGTTGCAGTCTGATCAGGAACATCAATAGACCGTTCCATCTTGCGAACGATCATCCAATCTGTCTGGGCAAGAAGTTTCCCTGCTGTGTCTTTGACCTGTACAATCCACTGGTGTTTGAGTCCATGCTGAGTGTATGGGTCACCTTCCTCTGGTGTGACGATGAGGTCATCCAGTTGCTTGGGGTTGTCTACGCCCCAATAGAACCTGTCGTCGTATGGTTCAGGATCAGCGACCTCGGTAATGCCGATAGCAGAACGATCAGCAGATGAAGCAAGACGCAACCAGTTGTTTGGATACTGTATGCCGTTGTGCTTAAATCCCGTATCAAGCGGCAGCGGTTTGTTGTCTAACATAAACATAGTGTTACCTCGCTAAAGAGTACTTGAAAGGATTTTCGGCAAATGCGGCATAACTGTATGTGTTACTGCTTATATTTTGTGCTGTGCTTCTCATTTTGAAACCATTTGATAATAAATCTCGCAAAGTAGTAGAGCCTTCAACATCAGATAAATTTGCTTGCAAATATTTAGTGTCTACATTGTAAGTGTCTCGACTAGTGTCTTCAATAATCCAACTATCAACACTGTTAATACTTTTTATCATTAAAAATCTTGGCCTAAATCCAGTAAACACAAACGGCCCATCAGCGGAGCCGTTGCCTGTGTAGGAGCCAAATGCAGAATATCCTGCTACTGCGGCAAAGCAGTAGGACACCATAGTTTGACCGCTGCTGTTTATGTTGCTACTCGTCCCAACGCTAAATACAGTGGAAGTTGGTAATGTGCTGTTCCACACCGATGCGGCTGTTGCACTTGCGTTTGTAAGATTAAGATAAATGTAGCCTGTAGAACCAAGTGTTGTGTGCCAAGAAATCCAATTATCTACAACACCGCGTGGCTTGTTAATAATCATGCTAGGAGCAACACCCAGTCCATGGCCCACAGTAGCGTTTGCACCTGTGCCAGTCCAAGTTATTACGCTAAATCCAGCAGTAGGATTTGCCCTTACTTGTGCTGAGATTGTGCCGCTAGTGTTGGTTACAGTTGAGCCACCAGCGTTCCATTGCCAAGCGACTAAAGACTCTCCACTCCCATTAATAGGGGCCCACACACCTGTAGAAAATCCATTGCTATCAAAGGCAGTCAGTGAAGTTGCCTCTACTTGATTTGCTGCTTGTAAATTAGTTGATAAATAATTTAATGGTCCTCGTAGTGCATCAAATAATTCATGGCTCCATGCTGTTGGTGTACGGCTTTTAATCCATACAAAATCTGGCTGAAATGTTGTGCCGATTGTGTTATTGCCACCGTTTGATATGCTTCTTACTGTAGCATTACCCGTGTACAACGTAGCTGCCATATAACTAGCACCATTCTTGATTGTCGCATCAGGAAGGTTCTGTGTATTTAGAGCCTTGAATCCTGACGGTGGCGTGTAGCTGAATGGGCGTTGACCAAAGTTTACCGCTTTGCTGTTACTTTGATAAGCACTATCTGCTGGCAGATATGTATACCCAGCCGTAACCGTGAAAGCAGTTCCTTGGCTTGTTCCATTTTTATAAAATGACAGAATTCTCGTATCAGCATCAAAGGCAACGCCAATAATATCATTAGTTGTATGAGTTGCTCCATATACCGCACTACTTCCATTGTTATATTTGCTTCCATTTGGATGGTAACCATAACCACGGCTTGTTTGACCAACGTAATTTGTATTCCTAATTACGTCGATCATTTGCGATGTTTCAACAATACCTGTCAAACCATCCGTAGCAGATACCAAAGTAACTTCCCAATACCATTGCCCTGATGGTATTGCTATTGTTGCAGCCGCTGAGTAGAAAATCCCTGCCCCACCAAGGCCAGTTGTTAAAAGATTTCCTTGAGATAAAGTTGATTTTGTTTGCAAAGGGTTAAAAGTTGCATAATTTCCTCGCCCAGTGCTGCCATCAGCAAATGATGTCGGAGTATCAATCATGGAGTCGTAGGTTGTACCAGCAGTTACGCTGATATTGTTTGGCGTCCAGTTGTTACCGTTGCCCGAATAATCCTTGCCAATAGCTGCGGCAGTGGCAGCAGAGTTATCGCTGAAGTTCAGATAGAACCCGTTTGTTCCGTATGTGCCTGTGTACTTTTTTGGTTTCCATACGCCAGTGATCGCGTCATACTCACCAAAGCTAGATGGAGTTAATGCTTGTCCATCGACAAAGTTTACTTCGGTCATGTAGCCGTCAAAGTAATATATTGCTGACTCTGAGTCTCTGCCTATTGTGTGCAAAGCAGCGGTGTTGATGTCAAAGGTAGTACCTGACGAAATAGTAGTGTTTGTAGACCAAGCTGTAACTTCTATGCTGTTGACGTAGATTCTTGTCCTGTTTTGAGCCGTGGCGTTGTTCGTATCCATCACCCATACAACGTGATACCAAGCCGATAGGTCACGATATACGTTTGTTGAAATGCGTTGAGTACCACCATTGCCATCTAACCGGAAGGAGTTGCTTGAATCAAAAGTCAAAAATGTCCGATTGCCGCCTGCTCCCCCAGAAAACAATGCTTGTTGCGAACTTAATGAGCCTCGCTTAACCCAGCCGCTCCAAGTCCAAGTAGTTCTATTTGTTGCACTTGCAGGAGTCCTATTAAAATAGGCTGTCGCAGATGATCTAAACCGCACAGAACGGCTGATCTGGTATCCCGATACACTACCAAGCATTAGATTGTTGATTTCGACAGGAACTGCCATGGATTATCCGATGTTGGTTATAAGTTGCGAGGCAATCGAGGTAGATGTTCTTACTGTGTAAACCAGAACATCA